TCTGTTGGCTTCTTGTCGAAATTAAAGGATACAACATCTCCTGCTTGTGCTTGTCCAATTGGAACAATTCTCTTGTTCTTTGCAAACCATTGTGCTCCTACATCGCATGATGCAAAGCCCTTTTTTGTTGAAGCGGCAACTAAATGAACTAGTCCTGCATCATCAAAGCATCCTGAAACGAACATTGCACACCAAGGTTGGTGATTCATTCCGTATCGCTTTCCAAAAACTGTATCGTTATTCGGTCCTTCTGCGTATCCCTCATCAGCATATTTCTTTGCTGCTGCTATAACCTTTGCGGCTAGTGGGTGTGTTGTCTCTGCCATTTTATTTATCCTTTTTCTTTGCTTGTTTTATAACACGTTTTTCTTTTAAAGAAAGTTTGGGCTCTTTCTTTTTATTGCTATTACCTTTTTGTTCTTTATTTGCCATAGTATTAGTATACCATTTCTGTTACTTATTCTTTGGGCGATCCAAAGTGGAGCGGATGATCAGAATCGAACTGACCCCTTCTGCTTGGAAGGCAGAGGCACTACCAATATGCAACATCCGCATGTGCCGTCGGCAGGAATCGAACCTGCGACCAAGACCTTAGAAGAGTCCTGCTCTATCCCCTGAGCTACGAAGGCTTAGACTAATCGTTTGGAATATCTTGATCTAAATCCATTTCAATTAATCCCTTTTCTCTTGCAACTTTTTGTCCTTCAGGGGTGATATGAAGAGTTGCTTCTAGATTTTCATTGTATTCAACCTCTACCAGACCCTGCTCGTACAATTCCATTAATGATTTATCTACATAATTTGTGTGTGACTGCCAAAGCTCGGGAGCTAATTCTTTTGCAAGATCAGTAATAGAATAAATAATTTCTCCGCTTTCATCCACGCCTTCAAAACTTACGGCACCTATTTCTAAATAGTATGCAAGCCTTGCATCATTTGCTTCGTCTTCTGTCATAGCATCTCCTTGTGCAACATGTAGGACTTGAACCTACGATTACCGAATTATGAGTTCGGGGCTTTAACCAACTAAGCTAATGTTGCTTAGTTGTATATTATAACGTGCCGTCTTCATTTTTGTCAATAGTTTCTTCTACTATCTGCTGAACATATTCTGAAAAATGTTTTCTTATATTACCCATAGGCCTGTGGCCAGCAAGTTTCCATATTCTTTTATATTCAACTACATTAGAAAATGTAGTGGGGCAAATAACTATTCCATTATATTCTTTTAATACAGTAGGTAGTGGAACATGCTTTCCACAACACTTACACTCTTTTGCTTTTTCTTGATACGTACTCATATTATTTGCATCCTGTCCATTGCGTCTTTTAAGTTTTCTGGCATTCTCGGAGCCCTAATCATATTATAGGAACTTGTTTCTCCGTCTGCTTCTGTTCCAAAATCATTGTCGTAACTCATTGACTCATAGGTATGTATGTTTACTTCTGTATTAGAATCAAACTTACTTCTACTTATTGAGTTATAAATTGCTCCACAAACCGCATCTGCTAAGTCCTTAGATCCTTTTCTTGGGTGGTCTACCTTATCCCTCATAATTCTTAACTGTAATAGCTCATCAATTAATAAAGGAATGTGTGGACCAATTACTCTTTCTTCTGCTATGACCATTGCCATATCATCATAGTGTTTTTTAGCGACAGACAGAATCTCTGTATTGATGCCGTATTGTTTTAGTTGTTGCATCATATCATGGGAGTTCCATCTGTCAAAGGTACATACACGAATTTTAAATCCTCGTGTTTTTAATGAAAGTATATAATCCTTTACTTCAGTAAAATCTACAGACTTATCTTTTGTTGGTGTCCAGAATCTAACTGCGTCTATCTCAACAATAGGTGCTGGTTGAGAATAGGTATCTGTTACTTTTACGTTGACCCATTTATTAACATGGCCTAGTGCAACTGCACAATGGTCATGCTTTTGTGCAAGGTCAACGTGTATAAAATATTCCTTATCTGGATCTGGTAAGAACCATTCTTCTAATCTGCCAAAGTTATCTACGGCTAAGTGAGCCTTGTTAAATGCCTTCTCAACCTTTTCTTTTGATTTAAAAAATGCATCAATGGCATCAGGTGGCATGCATGCAAAGCGTGATAAGGCATCCAGTGGGTTTGTAAAGAAAGCAACCTTGAAGTCATCAATCTTTCTCACTGGATTAACTTCCCACGTTGGTCTTCTTAATGCATAAACTTTTGGAATTTTGTATGAAAGGATATGGTCTTCTTCCCACTGAATCTCAAACTCATTACCTACGGTTCCGTCTGGAAGATCTTCATCCATTTTAAATTTATGATCACGTACTACTGTTTCTACGTCTGCAACAACAGCGTTGTATCTCTGTTGGATGTAATCGTTTTTATATCTAGGGAATGATAGGAGAATAACCTTGCCAAAGTCTGGGAAACGAGAGTCTACTGATGCACGGTACATGTCATATATAGCCGCACCTGTTTTTGCTTGATCATGTCCTGTTGTATTTTCAATTGCAAAGCCAGAGATCTCGTCAAGGATAACAACAATAACGTTATATCCTTCCCAAGCTTCACGCTCTGAGTGACCTGAGTGTACTGTTATTGCTTTATCAAACTTAACTTCCGAGGCCTTATCTGTATACTTACCAGCAAACCAAGGGGACTTTTCAATTCTTGTTTTAAAGCCTTTAAAGAATACATTGCTTGCCTGCTGCGAGTTAATAGCAATGTTAATAATATCAATGCTATCCCCTGGGGGCTTTCCGTAGTATGTGGCTGGATCCTTTAAGCATAATAGTAAATATACTATATATGAAGTTGCAATAGTAGAGCAGTAATCTTTACCCGATCCTTTTCCTAACTGTGCCACAACCTCATTAGCAGTTTGTTTAAATCTTATTCTTCCTTCTTCTTCTCCAAATAACTTGATGAGAGTTGATTCTTTATAGATCTGCGAACTCTTTTCGATAAGCGTGTACTGGTAATCGGAAAGTTCTGGAAGCCCAAGGTATTCTGGACTTCTAACAAACGTTTTAAGATCGACTGGTTTTTCATCGAACTCCTCTCCGTCAAGCATGTCGATAAGATCATTGAAATCAAACGACATCGGCTTCCTCTACTGGGACTGACTCGATTACTCCAGTAATTTGGGATAATCTCTTTGCTACTTCCATCTTACACTTAGGGCATATTGATGTAGTCTCTTTTAAAATTCTAACAAGGATGTCTTGCTTACGTTCTGTCTCTGCAATTTGTGATGCAATCTCATTGTTTTCAAGTACGCCTATAGACTGTAGCATTGCAATTCTTTTAGTCTCTATATCAGCAATAAGCTTTAATGCGCCCGACTTGATTCCTAATTGGCCAGACTGATCTGCATCTTCTACCGTCTTCCACGCCTCTTTGATAAGCATTGCATAGTGTTGATCGGCCCCTGAGATAGCCTCTCGGGCACGATCTCTGATGTTGCTATCATTATGTACAACGTCTTTCCAATCATCGATTAACTCAATGACTTCCTTGCGCTGTATTCCTGTAGTGGTGGCAATCTGTGTGGGTGTGCTTCCTTTTAGAAGCTCTTCAACAACCCTGTTCATTCTGTCAAAATGTTCTGACAATTCTATTTCGCTCATTAATACAGTATACTTTCAGTCGACTAAAATGTCAATCAGAATTAGCCCTAGCAATCTTAAATAGGACTAAATATCCTATCAAATCGTCAATATCGTTGTCTCCAGCAAAGCCTTGGTTATTCTTTACCCTATTTAACTTATCATCAATACGAACTTTTAATTGTTCTGTTGAGTCCGCCGTTGAAAATATTCTGGCTGGCTCTAAGGCCGAGTTGCCATATGATATATTCTTTTCAATTAACATGTGTGCAATTTCATGGCATGCAGACCAGATCTTATTGCCCGCTGGTGCACCTGTAGACTGAAGATATAAGTCACTACAATTAAAATTCTTTACATCTGGAAATACTGGTCTTAACATTACCGCCTCCTAATTAATTGGAACTTCTCTAGGTATCTCTGTATGGTCATAGCAGAGACCCCGCACTCTTCGGCAATTTCAGTTACCGTTTTTTTCTGAACTACATATCTTCTATGTAGCCAAGTTTGGCTTTGATATAGCTTCATCGTTCCGTCAACACTTTGTTAGCATAATGAGCAATTCCAAATGAATCTGCAACATCAAAATCCACTACGTTTAGATTATACTTTTTATTAAAGTAATCAGCAGTTCTTTGCTTCCTCATATTTCTTAATTTATTTTGATACCAAGAGTCGGCATAACCTGGGTTCAATGCTCTTATTGCCTGCTTCTCTTCTTTTGTAGGGTTCTTGTTGCCTATGTATGCCTGCCAAGAGGACGGGGCTATCGTAATAACCTTTGCTCCCGTAGACATTAACTCTGCAATAACAACTCCATAAACATATGATAGTTTAATGACAGCATCTGCTGACTTTACAAACACCGCACCTTCAACAACAATATAATCTGATTTTAATTCTTCCAGCATAGAATGCATTTTATTTTTTGCGTCGTGAATCTTTTCATATATGTCTTCGCCCGACAGATTAACCTTACCCCATTTTAATGGGACATCGTTTTCCATCAAACAAAAAGCAATAGAGTTAGTTGAGGCATCTATGCCCAGCACTCTATCGGCCTGTGTCTTCTTTAAACTAGCTAACGTCATTAATCATCCTAAATAATTTATTTTTTGTATCTGCATTGACTGTTCTTTCGCATGTTGAACATAACTCAGAAGTGTTATACCTACTTAGCTGTGCCTTACATTTTGAACAAGGTCTTGCTGCACCGTTTCTAATAGCTTTCTTTTCATAATACTTTTCCATAATTCGCCTGTTGGTTGCAATTCTGCAACACTCATCATTATGATATTTTTGATTATGTGTCTTAGGCACAAAGTCTTTTTTACATTCAGAGTTAGCACAGATCATGTATTGGATACC